GATGTCACATACCTGATTTCTGTTTTTCTTGTTTCTATCATAACTAAATAAATTCTTGATTTCTTTGTATTTCCTGCTGGGCGTATATCAGCATTTGATGTTCATTTGCAGCCGGCAGATAGATACCTGCCACTGATGCACTCCAATTACGAAAACGGTCAATACTCAAAGTCATTTCACCTGTTGTCAGCTCGGCAGAACTTCTTAAGTAAGTTACTTCCTTACCTTTCTTGTTGACCGTCTTTCTCTCAAACAAATCACGGTTGCAAGTCCTCTTATAAAAATCAATTTTTGCTTCGTCGAGACTGCAACCGTACTCACTACCGAAATACCCTAAAAGAAGATGCAAGTAGCTGTTTTGGGCAAGCGTGCGGTTAGGTAGTTTCTTTTTCACTTCCACCACCGCACGTTCACTAAACAGCTTGTTTACATACTCCTTGAACTTGGGTATCTGATATTCATTCTTCAAGTCGAACAGCATACGTTAAAAAGGCAAATCGTCCTTTACATTGCCATTAGCATCAACCGGAGGCGGGAAATTCTGCGGCTGTTGCTGATAGGTCGACTGTGGCGCTGGCTGTTGGACTGGTTGCTGTGCCAGTGTAGCTTGTGGAGATTGTGATACACCGCCACGTCCTTCTATTTTGTAGCACCGAATAGATACCATACGTTTGAATTCTCCGTCTTGATTCGTCCAAGAACGCCCTTGTAAGACAAATGATACAGTAACAACATCACCCTGA